AAACAGCTTGCAGCTTGTCTTTAATGGCGCTTCGAATCACATCAAACTTTGTTTTCCAATAATCTAAAGTAAACTTCGGTGCTACATTATTGTTGAACCAGTTTTTAACACTATTCCATTTCGCTACAGCTTCGTTGTAGACCGCTTGTAACTTATCTTTAATAGCAGTTTTGATTACATCGAATTTCGCCATCCAGTATTCTTTTGTAAACTTTGGTGCTACATTTGCGGTGAACCAAGTCTTTGTGCTTGTCCACAAATCCTTAATCGTTTTAAGAACTCGCTCCGTAAAATTTTTAAGTGGCCCCAAAATCTTGGTCGGTAATTTTGAAAACCAATCAACAATACCATTTATCATCTTAGGTACAGAATCACCGAGCAATTCTTTACTCAATTTCGTAAACCAATCGACCACACCCTCCACGGTATCTGTCACTGTATCGATTAAAAATCCAGCCATTCCACCGAAGAAATTCTCAATGCCCGTCGTAATCTGTTTGACGATGCCTGAAATCGACGAAAAATCACCCTTGAACAGTGCAACGATAAGTTTTATCACACCCGATATAATCTGAACTAATCCAGTAAATGTCTGAGTTGCATTTTCGACCCAGCCTATCAGGATATTAAACGCTGTCGCAATCACACCACCTACAACTGAGAAAACCACACCACCGACAACCTCAACGGCTTTTCCGAGTTTCGACCAATCGAGATTAGAGAGAAATTCTTTGGCTTTTTCGTAAAGATTCTTAATTTCTACTCCAAGTGGACCCATAGCATCTAACATATCCGAGAAATGACCTCGAATTTTTTCTAACTTCGGAGCAATATTTTCTTTGAAAAAATCTTTTACGATTTTTACAACTTTGTCCCAGTTCTGATAGACGAAATACACTGCGGATGCTATAGCTGCTACAGCTGCGATGATTGCTGCTATCGCTGTACCTGATAAACCACCTACGAATGTGGCTACTGCCCCGGCAGCCTTCGTAAGCCAGCCCACAACCTTAGCCAGCGTAGGTGAAATAAATGTCAGTGCGCTTTGTGCGGCCGCACTACCTTTAAATGCCCCCCACACGGCTTTAACTGTACTCACCATAAGACCGAACGTCGATGCGATTTTTCCAGCCCATCCGATGATAGTAGGCCATGCTTTGTGAATCATTATTGCAGTAAGAGCAGCACCAACAAGACCGATAAGCCATCCCCATTCTTCGAAGAAACCTTTAATCTTAGCCTTAATTTCGTCCACTTTCTTACTCGCTTCGGCAAAGACTGAATCATCCCATAAGGATTTCAAATCTAAACCGTCACCCCATCCTGAGCCACCAGCTCCACCAGCGCCAGCACCACCAGCTCCACCCGAACCGGTGTTAGGATCAATGACGTTTAATTCGTCGAAGCCCATCGTATATTTTTTCAGCTCTTTCGCTGCTTTCGACGCAGAATTTAACCCACTTGTAGCATCTTTGGCACCATCGGCTATTCCACCGATACCTTTACTCGGAGCGCCCCAGTCAATCTTCTGAATCGGAATACCGAGCAGTTTCGCTAACCAAAATACACCCTCTGTAATCAGTTCTACGAACGCTGTCACATAAGGAACGATTACTTGGAGTAACGGGATAAACAGTGAACCAAGAGCCTGAACTAAACCTTTAAAGCTCTGCGATAAACTTCTCACAGCACCCTCGGCTGTATTCATTTCTCGGGCATATGTACCGACGATACCCTGATTCATAGCAGCGTTTACCATTGCTGCGTAACGTACCTCGGCTTTTTGCGCCTCTGTAAGTTTTTCGATACTTACACCAGCCAAGTGTGTACTATCGATGAACTCTTGCAATGATGCCTCTGTCAATGCGATACCGGCGTTACGGATAGGTTCAATTTCACCTGTGATAGCACTTCGTACAGCTTCGGACGCATCTTCTAACGACTTAAATCTATCGTTGTAGGCAGCCCATATATCGTAAGATAACTCAGTAAGACCTACCGAAATAGCTGTAACCTTTTTCTGAGCCATACCGAAACCACTCAGCAGTGATCCGTATAATGAGCTATACTGCATAAACTCCTGAATATTAATTCCAAGAGCTTCGTTTATTTTCTGTATGTAAGCATATGTTTCCTCGGCATCTTCACCAAACGCACGACCGAAACGGAACTGAATACCATCCCATTCGATAGCCTGAGCCAACGCATTGGACATTACCTGAATAACCTGATTGACTGTACTAATCAGTGTTCCGTAGTTTTGGATCAGTGCAAACAGACCCATACTGGACATACTAAAGCCCTTATTCACATTATTACTTGCCGTAGCCATTCTATTTGTCGCTGTAACGGCACTGTTCACTTGCTTAGGTAATTTCGAAAATCCCTTAGAAACTTCGTTAATTTTGGTAGCCAACGGCGCTAACGCATCAGCCAGTTTCTCCATCTTCTTTCGAAATTCTTCGAGCTTACCAGCATCCAAGCCATTCATAACTTCCGGGAGTTTTTTCAGAGCATTTACAGCCGATGTAAAACTCGTAAGTTTCGGCATAGTAGCCAACCCTTGCATAGCATCGGATAATCTACTCAGGTGACCTATCGCACCCGATGTACTCTGTAATCCGTCTAAAGCTATTTTCAGTTTTCCTAAGTTATTTGTTACCGACGTAAGTTTAGAGTTTGCTCTGAGTTTTTCGAGAGAGTTAGCAAGCCTATCAATGTTAGCTGCTGACTGACCGGCACTGGTCGTTATTTGTATATCAAGAGAGTCAATCGTTGTAGACATATCAACACCCCCTATGCTCTATAAATCATGCCATCGGCACCTATAACCCCCTCGTGTGTTGCTGTAATACAGTAAACTTCGGAGTTATAAATTGCCGGAGTAGTTGTATAGGTTTTCATTGTTAAACCTAAACTCATAAGTTTCTTATCCAGGCTATCCATAATTTCTCTAGCCTTTTTTCGTTTACCGGTACCATTCATAAAAATCTGTGACCGATAAATGACTTTCGTATATTTGTTCATCGTGGCAGAATCTAAATGTACGGGTACATTCGAAATTTCATCCAGCGTCACCGTTGGAAATTTCGCTGGTGTTTCCACGTACTCACCCACCACTGTTATTCCCTTATATAAAGAACGGAGGTCTTTAGCCACCGTATTAAAAATTTCATTAGAAACGTCAATCATCAGTGACTAAAAACCTCCTTTGCTATTCTCGTCACATTTTCTGTGATTTCTTTTACGGCTGAATACATTGCCATCGCCGGTGGATTACCGTATGAGTGTTGACCACTTCCATACCACCACCCACGCTCGTCGTCCCAGTGACCCTTCCCTTGGTCACCATCACTCCATGTACCTGGACCAAACCCGAACTCACCAGCTTGCGGATGCCCATAACCGTACTTTTTACCTGAACCAAATTCGATAAAAGCTACGCTTTCACCCTCAGCGTAAATCACTGCGACTGATCCAGTATCATCCACTCGCACAGATATATCGTTTGAGCCATTGTAAATCGCTCTGCTGAATTGAATCGATGCTACAGTAGCACCTAACATAGCCAAGCGTGAACGCAGTTCATTTTCTTTGTCCTGAACCCATGCACTGTACCGATGCAGCTCCTTAATGGCATCACCAATACTCTTGCTACTCAATTCAACCCGGATTGTCTTACTCATGGCTAGATACCTCACGTAATGCGATTAAGAAGCCGTTTTTGCTGTCGGCCACCTTAATTACCGTGTATTCTTTTGAACCAAACCACACCTTTGTACCCTCTGTTAAAGGACAGCTCTCACCCCAGTAGGTGACGGTGCGACTGTAGCCAGTCAACGACCCAAACACGTTTATCGCTTCTTGTCCGACGTTAGCACTGATATTAGCCCTAAGTGTTTTTCTTTCTGAATAAATCGTTTTAACTTCGAGTGTATCGTTACCATACTCGTCAAGAATCGACTCTGTTCCTTGTGGTACAGCGTACTCCATAGTACGCCAGTCCCTTTGTAAGCTACGCATCTGTAATCACGCTCCCACAATGCGGTACAATCTGTGCGAGGATTTTACTCGCACCCCACATACGGGTAGTTCCGTTCTCACTATGAGAACTCTGACCCTCAGCGCCACGCTGGTTAAACAACTCTACCGCTAATTTAATTTGTAACTGTTCATATCTAGCCGGAACTTCCGTTCCATCAGGATAACCGAACGGGTACATTTTGTTTAAGATCATCGTTTCGGCAGCCATAAGCTCTGACCTCGAAACGTCGTTTGCCACAACATCGGGAGCTAAGGCCACATCAAATTTCATAATTTTTTCTTCGATTGTCATTCGTCAGCCCCCTTGTTTGCGTTCAGACTCAATGCTCTTGCAGTGAATCTAGCCTTAATCTGTTCCATCTTAGCTTTCTGCTCTCTTTCCCGGCGCTCCTTAGCTTCACTCTCGGTGATAGGCTTCGGTTCGCTCGGGTATTGATACTTACTACCTTTGGAGAACATATTTCCAACAGTAGAAGCTAACGCTTCTGCTGTATAAATACCGGCCAGCCATAACTCCTCATTAACTCTACGTTTCCTGATTTCGTCTGCCCGACGAAAAGCTATGACCAGCTCAGGAGGACCATACCAAAATTGCCCGTAGGTCATGCCTACGGCAAGGTAATACGGCAATACTTCTTCGAAAATGTCTGTAAAACTACTGGACGCTACTACTACTTGGTCAGCGTCCAAGTCACGTTTCCCTCCGCATTATCATCTGTCAATGTAGACAATGTTTCTGCGTACATTTCCATCAGGGCTTCCATTAAAGCTGTCTTATCAGCGATACCATCATAAATAGCATCGATAACAGCACGTTTTGTACCACGGCAGTTTTTAATAAAAGCACCGGAGAATAACATTGGGATCATTGTCATAGGTTTGGATGCGATTTCATCAAGCACAAACCCCTGACCTTCCATCTGTTTGACGCTCTGACGATTGTACTCCAATACATACTCTTTCTTTTCGTAGTTCAATACGATTTTGCTCATAATAGGCGTTCTCCTTTACTTCATTTAATATTTTGTTTGAGGGGTGGAGTTCTACACCCCACCCCAAAAATCTCATTTTAAGCTGCTTCGAATGTAACAGCTGTAGAAGCAGCAATGTTTACTGTTGCTTCGATTACTTCGTTTACACCCTTTCCAGGTAAGCCGGATGTATGCTGACCAGCCCATGTGAATTTAGAGCCATCTGAGAACTCTAACGCATAGAACAGTGGTTTATTAGCATCCGCTTCTACTTTCGCAAAATCCTCTTTTGTGAAGTTATATGTGAAAGTAAGCATATCGCTACCTTTGATACCCGGGATGTTAGTTACCTGAGCATCGGAAAGTGTAGTTGTTTCGAGCAATTCAGGATCGGAAATTAAATCCGGGAAATCCTTAATGTCGATTACTTTTTCTACCGCATCTGCGGTTTCACCCCATTTAAGGGTCACACCATAGGTATTTAAAGCCATAATTAATTACCTCCTTACGCAGATTTCACGATTTTGAAACACTCATTAGCATCTGTCATAGCTGCCATGTAGTATTTGCGAGAGAAAGCCTCATTAAGACGGATGTTAGCGTCACGCTGCTGCTCTACTTCAACACCTTTTTTGTTGAACATAGTAACCGCTTTGCGTGTACCACCACAGATTTCACCCTCTGTAGCATCCTTCTTTGTGTAAAGGTTTACTCCGGCAACAGTACCGATGTAACCAGCACGAACGTATGCTTCTACATATTTGAGTTCATCTTTCAGTGCTTTACGGATTGCAGCTTTGTCTTTCGGATGAACGAAAGCGAATACTTCCAGTTCTTCCTGATTTTCACCAGGTAACATTGCTACAGCATCAACGAAAGCTCCGAAGTAGTCAGTACCATTTAATGTAACTTCCTGAGTAGCTTTACCGAACTCAGCAAAAATATCAGCCTGAATAGTATTAACCATATCTACAGCAGCATGATTTAAACCAGTTTCAACAACCTTCGGATCACGCATCTGCTCCTCGTCATACCACGGGAAACGGTTCTGAGCGAGAGCGATTGTGTATTCAACGTCCTCGTAGGTTGTTTCGATGTTCTTTGAGTTACCTTCACCCATTGCGAGTTTTTCGGTACCGTTTGTAGCACTGTATACACGTACTACTTTCTTGTCACCAGCTACACCCACAAGAGAATCATCTACTGTACAGAAGCGCAGTAAATCTAAGTGAGAATTAAGCTGATCTTCAATGTGTGTTGCGAGAACGTAGTTCTCATACGCTTTGTGTGTGTGATTTAAAGCCATAATCATTTACCTCCATAAAATTCACGGACCGTATCAGGATTTTCAGCAGCGAACTTAGCTTTTTCGTCTAAGCTCATTTTTGCGTAATCCTCACGGGTTACCGCTTTTGTCCCTTCCCCAGCCGGTGGCTGTGGGGTGTTTTTTAATATTTCAGCTCGGAGTGCTTTTTCTCGGTCGGTAATGAACTTAGCGTGGTTTTTAAACACGGTTTCCATTTCACCTTTAGCCATTGCCTCAGCTGTAGCCTGAGCAAGTTTGCTATCGTAACCAAGCTCCAAGAATTTATTGGTGTTTTCACCAATAATTTTTTCAGCTCTGAGCTGTTCAAGCTCTGCCATAATTGCTGCCATGTTTTCATCAGCCTGAGCCTTGGCGATTTCTTCCTCGGTCATTTTGGCTTTTAACTGCTTCGATAAATCGGCAGCCTCTTTCGCTTTCTTGTCGAACACCGATTTAGATATGAACTGTGACATATCCGGTGCATCAGCGAAATCCATTCCTAAAATTGCTTCTTTCGCATCATCAGGTAAGTTATCGAAGTTTGGGATTTTAGTTACATCAATTTTCATTTTTGATCTCCTTTGGGTTATTTTTTCTCAGCGTTCTCTCGCTGTCCTTGGGATTAACGATTTCTCTATCGATTGAGTTTTTAAATAGCTTCTCTGCTATAACTAAAAAAGCACCACAAACCTATTCAGGCTGTGGCGCTCTTGTCGCTCGAATTTCAATTATTTTATTTTCAGTGTCGAAATATACTATTGTATCTTTCCTACATCTAGGGCAAGCTACGGTTCCTTTACCGTGGAAATACCCCAGTAATTTATTGCACTTAGGGCATCGTATAGCCTCCATTACTTGTCCCCCATTACTTTACTTTTTCTACATAACACCGACAATACCGATGCGGTTTCGGTGGAATTTTATGTATCGGATATATTTTACCGTGACGGGATTTACATTCCGCACAGCGTCTATCGTCTACGGCTGTAATCCATCTTACTTCCTCTACACCATCGTCCTCATACGCTTTTACCACAGTATCGAATGTCACATCATCCTCAAACTGTCGGTTCAGTGCTACCAACAATCGTTTGGCCAGCTCCACTTCTTCTATCGGTGTATCACTAGCGATAACCCCTTCTGCGAACCGGGAGCGCTTACGCTCCAACTCGTTTTTATAAACGTACTTCGTAACTGGGTTGTACGCTAACATTAAAGCCAAAACGAAAGCTAACGCATCCGCTGAGGAAATCGTGTGGCTTTCACTGTAGCTGTCGTATACAGCTTTCACAAGCCGTGTGGACTCACGTTCCACCAGTGCTAACACTTCTTCGTAAATCGTATGTGATGTTTCAATTACATTCAATTCATCGAACGATGTAAGCCGACTGAACAGCTTCGAATACTGCTTATTCAGGTAAGCAATCGTTTTATCAGTTTTCTGATACGGATTCTTCGCCATCATCATCACCTAACGATTTTGCGTAATTATTCAAATCCTCTTGCTCTTTGAGCTGGTTATCTTCCCACCACTTCTTACTCTGCAAATATGCACTCTCAGGATCGAGGAATAATCCACTGTGGAGGAACGCAAGCTCAGGATGAATCTTAGGATTATTAAGCAACGTAGTAAGCACCTGACTCTTTGTCTGCAAATTATCGTAGTTTCTACGAGAGAATTTAATCTCAATATTTTTAAGAGATAAGTCAAGCCCCACCATATCTTTCAGGATGCGTAAAGCCATTTTGAGGAATCGTTTTTCAGCTTCTTTAAACTCAACCTCTACAGACTTCATGTGGCTTTCTGCCATCTGCCATCCATCACGGAAAATGGTAGCTGCTCCCGTATCGGATGTACTGGAACCACCGTTGCGGTTCGGTACACCACAGATTGTAAGCACGTATTCGTATAAGCTATCTGCCTGAATCTGCATATCACTTTGCTGTAATGCTGTGGACAGATATTTTGCATCCACACCATCCGGCAGACACAGCATCTTGAACTCCTCGAGCTTACTATATGTATCTTCGTCAATCGTTCCACCGAGCAATGCCAGGAAACTATTTACGAACTGAACTACATCATCCATTCTGTTACTTTCAAGTTCGTTAATCGCATCCAGCAATGGTAAAACGATTTCAAAGCATCCCAATCTAGCTTTATTCGCCGGATATTCGTGCATCGGTACATCTTCAAGAGCGTGTGGTTCTGATTTCACAATCTTACCATTAACGATTTCATAGTAAGCATCTTTCGTGTAAACACTGTGAACAGCGTCCCCACCCTCTTTTACGATGGTTTTAACGCCCATCACTACCGGTTCACCCAAACCATTGTAACGAACCACAAAACTATCTCTAGGATCGAGCGTGTACACCCGTAACGGTTCTTCATCATCACCAGGTAACACCATTCTCATACCTAAACCGCAAACATACAACCATTCAGCAAGCTCTGAATCCTTAGCGTGTTTACCGGCTAAAAACATATATTCATTCAGCACTTGTACTTCATCGCTCTGATTATCGTCGGTACCACGACGGATGTACTGAATCGGTTCACCAAAACCATAACCCTTTTTGAAAGTTACAATTTCGTTCGCTCTGTTTACGTTAATTTTGTGGTTAATGCTTGCTCGAACTTCTTTGATTTTATTCAAAATCGGTGTTTTACCACGATAGTAGTCCCACAGATATTCAATATCACTCTTATTCTGATTATGAACTTTAAGCGCTTTTTCGAGAACGTCTGCTACGTTTGCCGGAGTAATCTCAGCCACATCCGTATATATCTGCGTTCTTCCGAACATCTGTCGAGTTTCCATTCTTTCACCACCATTTATGCCTATTTGGCATATTTCTTCGGCTATATTAAACCATTAATATCAGTGTTTGTCAATATATTGTGTGAATATTTTTTCAAAGGCACAACATATAGTATTGACTGCAACAAAAACCCGTGTTATCATGCTTTTTAGATATAATCTTTCAGATTACAATCTATCTTTCTTATGTTAAAACCCCCGAGGATAATTCCCGGGGGTTTTAATTTTAGAACGGTCTTTTCATAACCGATACACTCTTTATTCCATGTGACAGATAATCTACCATCATCGCTAAACTATCCGCAGCATCATCATGCAAGTTTTTCGTCGTAAAACTAAAGCCCGTAAGCTCATTCATCGCTTTACGATAATCTTCGTCCCTACACTTATCCGACCTAAAATAAAACTGTCGAATGTTTGGAGCGTGTTGCTCGATGCGTGTCAGCTTGGCCATGTTCGTAGGTGCTTTTTGGTGGCTCATGTTAATACTGTAGCCGTGTTCTTGCTTCAAAATACGGTACACATCATCGCTATATTCATCCCCTCCGTTATTCGCTTCTGTTCTACCCATCTTGATCTTATGCTGTAAAATCTTCGCAACCACACGAGGTTTCGTGCAACTCTTATCCCTCTTATCGAAAATCCAATCGTGAATATACACATCGTCGCCGTAAACGAAACCTATCGGCATACTCAGGCTATCGCCACCACCCCAGGCTACGTCATTTACAAAAACAATGTTATCCGGCTCACCATCCGGGAGAACACCGTTATAATATTTCAAACTATCAGCTGCAAACGCAAGACCCTCTTTCTCGATACCATGCTGCATAAACAAACATTCAAAATCGGCACTATCAATCGTATTCTTAATATCACGGATTTTCTCAGTAGTATAACGGTCAGGATGGTCATATTCGAAATTACTCTCCTCGTTTTCATCCCACACTGGTATAGCGATGAACGTATAACGTGGGTCGTCCCCATGTTCATCTTCCATGCGACCTAACGGATCGTAACTACTCCAACGGGTACCGAGCATAATCTGTTTTACGTTATCACCAATCATACGAGTAGTAAGTGTTGCCGTATAATCGCTAAACAACTTATCCAATCGCTCAGGTGAACGTGCTTCTTCTTTATTCTTAACTAAATCGTCCGTTACGAGGAATCGGTTAGCACGAGTACGACCGGTTACGGAACCCGACAGTGATACCAAACCGAGCGTCGGGAAATCTCCGGCACGACGATACGAAATCGTTTTATACTCAGCACTCGTAGCCGGATCACCTAAACTCGGAAAAATCTCATGGAAACAATATTCGTTTCTGTCCGTTAGCATGGACTTTACTGAATCCAATAACATTTTGGTCATACCGTCTGAATATGAAATGTACATATTAGCCGATTTCGGTTCCTGACCGATGATATATGCCAACAAAAACTTAATGATAGTAGTTTTCCCGGTACCCGGTGGCTGTGAAAAACCTAAGAATAATGCCTCGGGATCATCCATGAAATTCTGAATCTTAGTAGCAATTCCGTGTTTTCCTTCCAGCACTTTTCGTCGTGGCAACCAAAATCGAGCTTTCGGTTCACGGTTCCATTCCATCGCCACCATGAAATCATCGAAGCTGTACTGCCCGGAATACATATATGTCTGACGAATTAAATCGTACATATCAGCTGTTCGTAGCTTTGTAGCCTCAGAACGTACCCATTTAACGTAGTGATCCACCGATTTTCTATCGTCAATACCTTTCAGGATTCCAAATACGTCAGTCAGTGTTTCTTCTGTCTGCTTGGGAAATCCCATGATTTTTTCAATTATATCTATTTTACGCATAAAAAGAGCGTCCCTCCTACTGGAAAGACGCTCTCGGCGTTCTAATGATATTAAATTATAGCGTGGTTTTATTTGTGTAGCAACGATAGATTATTTTCAATCCCCCAACATCTTATCTAAAGCGTCCATAAGTAAATCATTGTGTCTGTGTTCTATTAGCCATGCGCTCAAACTAACAACAACCTGGGCCATAAAATCAGGTCTAACCCCCTGAGTCATAACCGCAAGACCACCGTCAGTCTCGTCGTAATATGCCAGTAATCCCCCATCAACCTTTTTCATAAGTTCACCATTTAAAATAACATCAAATTCCACCTTACCACTTTTCATTTCTTCTTTACTAATCATTCTATTTCTACCTCCTTCAACGATTCGATTTCAGAATTAATTTTCTCTAACTCACACTTAGCCCACTTCAAACTCGCCTTATCTTTATGATTCCTATATACGGCTTCAACACCGAGATACGAATTAAACAATGCTAACAAAAGCTCAAATATTGCAAGAAACAATCTCCCATCCCTCATGTATCTCACACTTAGATAAGTAGTACAACTGACAGTAAACACACCTAATACCATAATTAATCTGTTCAATCGTATACAGTTTCTACACGTTTTAATCAAATCTTCGACGAGTTCTATTTGAAACTTCAATAGGTTTTCGTGCATTTCTAACTCTAATTTGTTCATACAACCTCCACCACATCAGGATTCATAATTAAAATGCTGTCACAATCCCAGCCGTACAGCTGCCAGTACAGACCATCCATAAAACGGTGACTCGTCGACTTTTCCTCACTCAGATGTAGTTCCACAGCATCCACCCCGACAGCTAACAGCTTTTCGAAATCGATACATTTCCAGCCAAAATCCACATAAATAGGGTACTTCGACAATTTTTGGTCAGGTAATTTCTTTAAATCCGCTACACTTCTAATATGTACAACCTTAGCTTTGTTAGATAAAGTGAACACAAAACGCTCACACAACCTATCAGTGTTGAAATTTTCACTACGACACCAATCATACCAACCCCATTCAGCAGCCATCGGTGAGGCCCATAATCCACCATGAGGTTTCACGAATACCCTATTTGAAATCGGTGTAAATAAGTTACGGTCAAAGCTGTCGTGACCGTAGTGTATGTATTTTTTACTCGCCATCACCCATTAACTCCTCAAGAATAAAATCTGTATTTATATTAAGTGCTTTATTTTCCATCAGCGCAGCTCTTTCGGGGCTATTCGTCCACTCGACACACTTATCTAAATCAAAACTATAGCCACGTTCAACCGGCTCACACAATGGATCACGAACTGGGTGAATACCGAACGGGAGCTTGAAATCTCGAGGTAATATCCATAAGTGATATACGTCGCACACATCCACAAGATTTCTTCTATCCGGGAAAACTTCAATCGCAGTACACTTTTTACCCCACAATTCTTCCTTTATTTCTTGTTTTACAGCCCACGGAATATCCCCTTGACACATTCTCGAAATAGTAACGTGTTCCACATGACCCCACGCTGTACGAATCTTACGACTCATAACATTATAGCCATCGTCGGACTCCCAGTATCTATCCATCTGAGGCATCCAAACACCTGAATACATATTCATAACTTCCTGAACTTTTTTCGGAGGAATTAAACTATGCCAAACTCTACCCATGACTATACCTCCAACATCGGACCATATACGGCAAGGCAACCCTTACCGAAACGTGGGACTACCAGTAAATCTTCTATTTCTGTAAAACCACCCAGGTCGTCACGCCACTTAACAATTTGAGTAGCCGTTTGTTTACAAATACCCACACTTTCAAATTCTTCTTTCGATGCAGTGTTAATGTTAATCGGTTTAGCACCCTCTTTTAATTTAGATTTTCCTTGGTGACTATAACCCTTCTTGGTATTCTTTTTCTTGGTTGTTTTAGTTTTCTTTTTAGTATCATGTACCTCAAATTTTTCTTCTAATCCCGATAAATCTAACTCAGGTTCTTCTACCACGGGTTCCTCTACTGGTTCCTCTATCGGTCCCTCTACCGACTCCACCACAGGCTTTTCGGTAACACCATCTTTCTCTAATCGCAATTCCACCAATTTTTCTAATGTTTTCTCATATAACTTTTTATGTAATTCGAGTTCCACCCTTAATTCAGCCACTTCTTCGGAATCATTCTCAGGTGCAACTTCCTCCGATTCTTGCGGTAGTGGCTTATTATCCATTAAACCTAAAACCTCTTTGAGCGCACGGTCTACCTCAACCATTTCTCTATCCGATATTTTTCCAATACGCTTGTCCAACCTCGCCTTATCAATAGAATTTAATTGATTACACAACGCATAGCTCCTTCTATACATAGAATTAATATGTACAGCACAAGATACTTGCCGTAACTTCGTTGTCAAATATACACACTGTACAACGGGTGAACTATCTAAGCCCATTTGTGAACTCACAAGCACCACCGGTCTACCTACCGCTTCTTCCGAACCAACACTGTTATCATAGCGAACATAATAAATTTCGCCTCGATAAAATTTTCTTTCCTCATTCATTTTTACAATCCTTCTTTCTCATATATTTTTCTGTTTTGTACAATAATCTGAATCGTGCTAATATTCAGACTTCTACCGTCAGGGTAATGCACACCTTCATCATCACTGATTCTTCGATATGTATATCCTTTATCTCTCAGCTCGAGTATTCGTTTCACGACTGCCCGTCCACTGTCCGTCAGTACGTCTTTGCCATCCTCCTTCCTGAAACCGAACTTACTGCGACCACCGGTCTTTTTACGGCGATTCATGTATGTGGCCAGTTCTAACAGCTCCACATTATCTTCGTGTGCTATCGATACCAGCTCCACACCTCGCTTCATTAGCTCGCTTTTTATATAATAATATTCCTTCTCGGACATTTCCTGATCCGTAACTATAATCCTAGAATCACCACGGAAACCCAGCAAATCACCGTAGTGCTTTTCCAGTATTACCATGTGGTGTTTTTTACAAAATTCATCTACTTTTCCATGTGCGCAAACAATCATTTTTTTTTTTTCTACCTCGCCTTCTCCCCATCGTTTCCATTTTACAGTTTTTCCAGTTTCTTGTAATTATGTACAATTAGACAAAAAAAAAAGGTCAAATTTGTGCATCTTGCACAACCACATCTTTCTTCTCCTCTTTAACATAATGTGACATAGCCTTTTCGGCAGCTTGCAACTCGTAGATAGCTGCATCTACCGCATCCGTATCGGTGGCCCAGTCAAAATGAGCCTGAGCTATGCTTAGGCGCTCCACGTACTCTTTCATCCCCTACCTCACTAACTCCCGGAGTTCACGACCTTTAGGTTTCCACAGATGTAAACAATTCGTACTCAGATTCACATATTCCGATTTTTTAGGATGAATCTGATACGCTTCTTCTTCCTCATAGAAAAATATATCCTTTAAGGTACACATATCGTTCCACGTAGGGAGCTTTTTCGATTTCGGTGAAACGGAAACGTGTTCATAACCACTGCTGTTATTCTCCCATCCTTTACGATTTCAGCATAATCTTTCATCCCTCTACCACCTTTCCCATTTTTACCATTTTATGACAGATAGACATATTTGTAAATACAAAAATAGTCGCCCCGGTTATTTCCAGGACGACCACCTCCTTTTTCGCTTGCGACCACCTTTGCTCGGTCGGTTCATATCGAGTGCCATTTTAATCGCTACTATCGCCACTATCGGGGCGAAGATTATTGCTAAGATTAGTTTCATATCAGTTTACCTCATTCTCGTACAATCTCTATATATATTTTGGAACGAATACCCTCATTGATTATTTTCAATTCGTGAACATCAAAAATATCAAAACCATCGATGCAATCATAATCTCGGGTGTATTTTTCTACAAATTCAGAAGGTAAACCTTCGAAACTATATTCTTCGTCAATACCTTCATCCATCCAATACCACTCCAACACAATCTCTGTAGTTGAATTTTTGCGATCCGCATATTCTTTTATTAAATCTATTAACTTCATACATCTTTCTCCTTCCGATATGCTTCCGGGAGTGGCATCCAAGCGATTACATCCATCATGTACTCATAATCAAAATGCCACCACAGCTTTTCCTCCGGCTCGTATACTGCAATAAACAATATACCGTTTCCCGTGGTCACCAGTACGGATTCCCCATTATCTTCCGGTAGCCTATCCACAACGCTGATCCATCCGTTGTTGTGCTCGGATGCAAGGTCTTTGGTAAAATCAATACACGTTTCAATAAAACCACTGTTGATTTCAAATTCGTTTTCATCATAAAATTCTTCGAACTGCTCAATTAAAATCTTTTCATCTATCATTTTTCACTCTCCCATCAGTTAAATATCTCGTTACACTTCCTATTAATGAAAGCAATATCTTCCGCAGATAAAGTTACTATGGTTTCACTCTGCCAGTGACCGTAGTGGCAAGAATGTTTCAACCATTCGTCTGTTTCGTTTTCCCACTGCATCCCTTCTTTGAAAACGAAATGTGCGTAGTGAATATCCACACTTTTCGTTTCTTTATCGAAGCGTACAGACAAATCTTCGTAATCCGTCTTATATGCGTAATTCACACTACTATCGCTGTCGCTCACTAATTTAAAATTCGCCATATCACCCATCCTTTCAAATTTACCTTTATTCCACATCTTTACAGCGTTCTGCTTACTCGTATAACAGCGACCTTCGCAGCCACAATCGTTACAACGTATGAAACCATCGTAGCGGTTTTTCTCATACAGCTTCACGAACTCTACGTTATCGCTACCGCAGTTACAGTTGTTTATTTTCATGCTACTGTTCCTCTCTTTCTTGTGTGTATACATATACTTATACTCGTACTATCGTTGCTTTTCTTTGGTCAACGCCTCTAACGGTGACAGCCCCGAATATTTCACACGATAATCGTACAACTGAGGTGAAATTCCGTATTCGTTACACCAGTCCCGTTTCGATTTTGTTACACCACTTATCTCTACTGAAACTTTGCTCTCGTATTTCGGTTTCATCAATGCTTCTCCTAAAGACATACCTTTTTTCTTCATTCGGTCAATTACAGCAGAGCGAGTTATTCCATATTCACGACACCATTCTTCTGCCGGTTTAGAAACCCCATCAATTTCCCAAAATAATTTACGACCACTATAAGAGATAATTCTTTGGGTGTTAATTCTATTTTCACTCAATTCTTTCAATTCAAAATTTTCCAAATTCTTTTCCAACTGTACACCCAATTTCTGAGCCATCAGTTCTGCCGGATAGGTAAATCCTGACGGTGATACTACGACGAATTTACAAACATCGTAGTATCTGCCACCGGCGTATACTTCTTGTACAGCTCGCACCATAGATTCCACTTTCAACTGTTTACATTGGAAAGCCACTTTTTCACCACCTACTATAGCGAAAAAATCCACGCCATAATCACCAGTACCGGGAGTCATTTCTACCGTATATCCTTGCTCTTTCAGTTCGGATGCACATTCGGCTTCAAACTTTAACCCACGCAAACGCCTATCATTTCCACCGTATATAGCTGCTTTATGATAAACACATTCAGTGCGACCGCACGACCTGACACCTTTATCATTAAATACTTCATTCGGGTATCTAATGATTTCTTCGCCACAGTCACAGTGGAAACGCACTTTACCACCCTCACGAGAAATGGCGGTCAAACTACCAATCCTCGCACCAATCCACTTAGGATCAGAGTAATCCGTCACGATTCGATGATTACATTCCACCCTACCATCCATGACACTTTTACCGGTAGCCCATTTCTGTTTACCACAATCGGTACATTCCACACGGAAACCTTTACCTTTAATATAATCGACTAACAGAAAACCGTTGTGGGTTTCCCCGATACGTTTTTCGTATATCTCTTTCGGAGAAATACAATCTTTCTTCCTATTATAACGGCATTTACAAAGCTGACCGACACCCTTACCACGTTTGAACGCAGCTAAATCGGGGATTTCCTTTTCTGCACCACAATGAACACATCGAGCTATGTTCACCTGACACCTTGTACCCCAGTCATAATCAACAGAAATTATCTTGAAATCCCCAAATTGCTGACCTACATAAACCTGACGATACTCGTTATATTCGATGGTCTGTTCCCAGTTATGATTTTGGGTTACATCATATTCACAACGTCTACCTTCATATAAAACTTCCATTTACACCTCTACACACCAGCTTTACGAATACCATACTCTTTACATTTACGGAAAAACGTCGCCGGTTTCATATCCAATCTACGCTGTGCCTCAGCTAAAGTTATCTGCCCCTCCGTCCACAGTTTCGTTACGGCAAAAAACGCATCACCTACAGCAATAGGTTTTCTTCCTTTATATTTACCCTCAACCTTAGCAATGGCTATCCCTTCGTCCCTACGTTGTGCCGTCGTTTCCCTCTCTAGTTCAGCAATACCACCGAAAACAGTCAACATGAATCTACCCGTAGGTGTAGAAGTATCAACGGCTTCTTTTTTACTAATAAACAATACACCCTTATTTGACATTTGCTCCACTAAATCCAGTAAATCTTTCGTAGAACGTGCTAAACGACTGAAACTCTCCACAATGACTTCATCACCTTCACGAATAAAATCCATCATTGCTTTTAACTGAGGTCGGTCTGTATCTTTACCACTACATTTGTCGATATAAATTCGGTCAACACCCAATTCCTCCATCAATACTTCCTGACGTTTAGGGTTTTGCTCTATTGTGGAAACACGAACGTAACCGATTTTAGCCATTATTCTTCACCTCGTTTCACAAATTTGATTTCAATGTCATACCCAAGCACTTCTACTAATTTAACCAGCATGGCATTTACTAATCCAGTTTTACCCAACAGACGACTAACATACTGCTTGCTTGTACCACAGCTTTCAGCCAGTTCAGTTAGAGTTGTGTTTTCGTCGATACACAGTTTTTTTACTTCGTTTTGAATATTCGTTTTAATCATTTTGATTCCTCCAATGTTTTTTGTTATTACCAATATACACCCATAGTTTTCTTTTGTCAACATATTTGTGCTACTTTTTCGCCTTTTAGTGTATAAGTTACTGGGACACTTTGCCCCCGCCGAGCTACCCCACCCCCAAATCCCCCACGGGTACGGGCTGACCGTGTGGACCCGTCCGGCTGCCAACAAAAGAAACAGCCACGAGAAAACCCGAGCGGATCACTCGAAGGGGGACGGGTACCCCCACCCCACCCAGTACCCCCACCCACGCTATCAATAAAGTTATTTCTTTTTGATAGTGCTATCACAACCCAAAATATAACCCTTGTGATAGTGCTATCAATAAATATCAATAAGGTATACCCTAGTGATAGTGTGCTACTATGTAAAACAATATATATTACAGTGTAAATATAATTTGAATATTTATTGCATTTTAGTGTTGACAAGTAGCACAAATAGTATTACAATAAAGACAGTTAAAGAAAACACTTTTCATTTATAAGGAGGAAAACATTATGATGAACATTTACATTGCAAGAATCAGAAACTACGACACAAACACAGAGCGCACTATTAAGGTAAAGGCTCCAACACTCGAGGGTGCTAAAAAATTAGCACACGCAAAAATCAAATACCCTGAGGGTGTGCAATATGTAAAGGGTGAGAATGACAGCTGCCCGAACGATTACGAGAACCGCCAGCACTGCAAACGTATAGCCGAGGACATAGAGGACTACTACAATGGGCTTGTTTATAGATGCCCTGAGTGTGGCGAAATTATCACAGTACCAGCTGACTGGTCAGGTGAAAAATACAAATGCCCTGACTGTGACACAGTACACGACGGGGACGACCTCGAGCAACTCAGCTTGTATGATTACTTCGACGACGTACTAGACATTGAATACAGAATCGGTTCAGATAAACAGCTTCGAAGTGTTCAGATAATGGTAACTTGTGGGGGTCCTAACATCTACATAGATACAGCTTCTAAACAAGTGGAGCTTTACTGGTGGGGTGACCGTGCCAGCTACCCGATTGACTCGGACGCTTGCGACGCTATCGACGACATTTTCAACGAATATTTTAATTGTTAATAGGGGGAAAACAATATGAAAACATTTACAACAACTAACGGGCAAAAAATCCAGCGTGTATCACGCTGGATTAAGGTAAACACAGCTTACAATATTACAGAGCGTCACTCGCTTTTCTACTATGCGGAGCAATTCGACGAAAATGAAAACACTCTTTCATATTTCATCCATAAGGGTACGAAATACGCTATCAATCAATTTTTCCGTTTCGGCTCTGCATGGGTGACGGGATCAACCCCGATTTTTTACGAAAACGACGAATTACACCACCTCGCTGGATATGATAGCGAAAACTACTACAACCCTATTTTTATAGAGCTTTCCGACGATGGCGAAGCCGTACGAATTTATAGAGAGGTGGCTGCATGATGGTATTATTATTTTTTCTCGGGTTGCCGATATACGTTATACTTGGCATTATATTCACACTTATGAAAAACTACATGAAATAAACCCCGTTAAACGGGGTTTTCACTATAGGAGGAAAACAATATGAAAAACTACGAAATCAAAACAGCAAACGCCGAATACACGGGCGGTAACATCTACATATACCACGGACAACTTGAAAACGGGCTATATTTCCGAACGGCTGACGAATGGTTTTATATTTCTATCTGTGATGCTGACACAAGCGACGATTCGGCAGAATACGAAGAATTTTACCATGAACACGAAGTGAACGACATTCAGGGTTATGACTACGAGGATTTTTTCAATAATATGATTCTATGGATTATACACAACAAGCCGGACGGCAACTATAACACAGATGAATTAGAAAGCCGTATGTATGCAAGGATCGAAACTAATATCGAAATAGACAACGCTCAAACGCTTGCTAAAACCATCCAAGAAGAAACAAAGCAAGAAAAATTCAACACCATGATACAGCACCAACTCGACAGCATAAAGCGCTGTATGGCTGAATATAGTAACGGCTGCGCCTTCGTTTTTGACAAAAGCGATTATTACCGCCGAGATTTTGAGAAGGTATGGAAAGAAGAATTTTTCAATAATGCTACAAGGTTATTTGAAAATAAAGGTTATAGAATCGTTAAAAGAGGAAATCATACAATGATAGAATGGTAAAACAACCCCCGAGAAAATCGGGGGTTTTCTTTTTGCTCCTATATTATGGGGGCTTTTTTCTATGCCCCCGTTTAAAGCCCGTAAAAGCCTCATACAGCGATTTTTATTTATACCCTAGGTATACCAGCCATATTAAAAATAGGGGCGTTCTCGGGACTTCTAGGGGGCTAGAATATGCCTATTTGGTATAGCTGCCGACGGGGTGAAAATCCGGCTATTTTTTCCATAATCTGTAAATCCCGACATTTTCCAGCCCGTTTTCGACCATTTTTCGAGTGATCCTCGGAGCCTGGACCCTAGAAATCCCATAGTCGGTATAGTCGTTGGAGTCGATAGTCGAAAGTCGAAAGTCGATTTTCGAACGATTTTTTGCGTCTTTTTTAAAGCGTTAAGTGTGTCTAACTATGGTTAGTCTACTCTCCCGGCAATTCAGCATACTTAGCTTCGATAGTCGCAGCGTCCACCGCTTCTACTTCCTTAGTATTCGGAGTAACCACATATTCTTGCTTGTCAGCGTAACCGAAGTTGTTTTTCCCGAGGAAAATCCCCGAAACGGGATTAATTTTCCCATTCTGCATATAGTTCTCCCATAGTTCCTCGAGCAACGCATAGGCATCTAAAATAACTTGCTGGTGGGAGTCGGCACGAAACGTACCGTTTTTCCAATTCATAAGCGTAACCCGAGAAATCCCCAACGAATTACAAAAGCCCATCACAGTCGGTTTCATATCATCCTCAGCGCAATGATGGAAGTACCAATTAAGACGGTCGTTCACCTGATTAATATCCGAAATGTCAATCGGTGGCATATTCATAGTCGCTAAAGCATGACGTAAATACTTCGAATTGTCCCCCGGCTCAGTATTAAGTGGCTGCACATTCGGTGTATTATTTTTCCCACCTCTACCACGAGTAATTTTAGTTTCTTCCATAGTTGTTATACCTCCAAAATTTTCATTCCTGAAATAATATTCCGAACGATGGTATCTCGATAGTCGCCAGGTATACGAACAGTATAGCCATCGAAGCAAAGGCAAGTGTTATCACTATCGTCCAAAAATATATTCCAACAGTGATCCATATTATGATAGTCGCCATCCTTAGTTTTAATCCACATAATAACCTCCTTGGTGACAGTTGGTGACACCTTTTTCTGTCACCAACTACTGCCTATATTTTATATATTTTTATTTTCCATTCTAATTTATTCTTTTTATCTGTCATTCTGTCATTAAAAGAAAAATAATAATAAAAAAGATAGGAAAATCAAGGGTTTGCGAGGGTGACAGATGTGGTGACAGATGCCCCAAAAATGACACATAAAAGTGTCACCACACCCGTTTTATGGCTATTTTCGCCTATATCCTCGCTCAAATTTGCTCCTAAACGGCTCATATTTACGCTTCGACACCGATTTAAACTCCCGATGAAACGCAATCGATGACAGAATTTTCTCCCCGTTGTCCGTACACCACTGACTGTAGTCGTGGTAAAGAGCCGAGTTCGTAATGGACTCAGGGTGAGAGAATTTTTCCTCGTAAAATACGAGAACCGGATTCGAAGCACGTTTAAAGTCGTTAATGAGAGCTTCCTGGTCGTTCGTTTCCGTAAAATAGCCTACCGTGGATAAGAGTTTATAGCCCTCGTACACCCAGTTGAAAATACCACCGGATTGCAGCTCCTCTGTAAGCTCGTCCATAATATCCACGTTCTTAGCCTTCTGATAAGGGTCGCCAGGGTCAGGAAAGTCCACGAAGCTGACCTTAAAATCTACGATGATGATACGACGAGTAAGACCATCCGAAGTATCAGAGGATGTAAGCTGGCCGTTCATAGCGAAAAGGAGCTTGGCCCGGGAGCAGAAATTCACGAAATCCTGAGATTTATAGCAAGCGGAAATCGGCTCCCCGGATGCTATGAGTTTGATATACTCCTCAACGTCCCTTAAATCGGACTTAATCTCACCGGCGATATTTAAAATGGAGTCCCGAAGTCCGATACGCTGGAATCGGTCGAGCAGTCCCCGTGGCGTAATGTGTGTGACGTTCGACTCCCCGAACAGCAGTCGTAGTATCTCGAGGTACTTGGATTTTCCGTTACCACCTGAGCCACAGAGGCAGAAAACCTTCTCGAATTTACAGTGTGGCATGAGTGCATAGCCAGGTATGAACTGTAGTATCTCAGACTTAATCGGATCGCCAGCCGTAACGTCGTCGATAAACTTAGCCCAGCTGCGGTACGAAGCGTCCGGGTTGTACGGATAGCTCGAAATAAACGAACAGTAGTCGCCGGAGCTGTGTTCACGAAATACACCGGTGTCGAGTTCGAGTGTACCGTTGATGAAATTCCACAGCGGTTTCGTATTAAACGTAACGTCGGTAAGCGCCCGGGTTTTAAGCAGAGTCGTGATGGCTTTAATTCGGTTCGCAGTCGAAAACTCGCCGTAAGCACGGTCGGCATAGCCTGAAATAATACCGTCGTTAATGTGTTTCCACACGGAGCCTGAATACTCATAGAATCCCACGGCATGAATATAAACGAGCTGGTGGTCACGCATAATTTCGTCAGCGATGATGGTTTCAGGTGGAGCCGTAAGAGCTGCCCTGAAAAGCGAGTCCAGGAGCTTACCGTCGAACGTGGATGTACGTTTCAGGTGTGACAGCAGATTTTCCATAACGGTACGCTTAGTGTGACGAGCTGCTTTGAAAACGAAAGTTTCGAGAGCATCGAAAGTCGTAAGTGTACCAGCGATGTACAGCAGACCGTCCTCTGAGTGGTCGATGATATATTTAAGGTCGCCACCGGCAGCGTAGTAGTCGGAAACGTCGTGGTATGGTTTCGGTACGGTACCGACCACGAACGGAATCCGATGTTTGGTTAGCGTAAGAGCCATCGTATGAGCGAAGGAGTCGCCAGCATGAGTTACGTCGTCGTTGTCGTAAACGATAAGTACACGCTTGAATTTTCGAGCTACGGATAAAACGATAGGTAGCTGATCCTTGGAGAATCGCCCCGTGATAGCTGAAAGAACGGGATAACCTTGGATTTCGAAAGCGGCTGCGTCGAAGTAGCCCTCAGCGATGATAAGTGTATCGGATTCCCGGTTTAATGTTTGTAAGCCCCACGGTAGGTGCTGGCAGTGTTCGTCACGCTTCTGCTTCATGTATTTGTTATCAGGAAACGCAGAGTCCGTCATAGCACGGGTAGCATAGTAGCATACATAACCATCGTACCCCGAGAAATACGGTAAGAATAACCGTCCTCGTAATGGTCCGTCGGTCACACGACCAATCATAAGTCGTGAAATGTCGGCATCGGTAAGACCACGGCTGTAAAGATAGCCACGGTCGCTGTCGGTAAGCTGCGTGTGGTAATAAGCGGTACGTGAATTGAGTTGTTTCGTGTACTCGAGCCACGCCTGAGAGTTCTGAT